TTTGCCAGTTGCTGTAGCTTTCATAATTTTTTGACGGCCTCTATTAGTAACTAGAGTCATATATTTTTTTGCCATTTATACTACCTCCTAATTTATAGATACTCTTTTAACTATATGCGTATATGTTCCACCTGCATATGTATTAACCTCTACTTCTATAGGGCTTAAATCATAAGGTAGAATAGTTTGCACTAGCCCAACATAAGTACATGCACCGATGTACATATTGGCATCCTGCTGTAAAATAAACTGCAAAACATAAGCCATATGCGATGGCTTTATACGTTTTATTATTTTGTGTATTTCAAATGCTTTATTCATATTCTTGGCATCAGTTTGTACTGCAAAGGTCCAATCTTTTAACCATTCGATAATTTTTATATCTGCACCGGTAAAGTTTTTTGTTATAATGGCCATCGTTTCAGGGTTAACAGTTACCTTGGATTGTATTTTGGCTATTACCTTACCTCTCCTGTTCTCCATGTTTTCGGATTCATTAGTAGGCAAATTCAATCTTCTTTCCCATAATTCTAATCCCCATGTTGCCGTCTGTGGGAACATTTGTTTTAGGATATCCTCAAACATATAATTAACATTATCAAATTGTACTCCTAATGCCTCGTATACTTGAATCATGATTTTGCAATCATCATATATACTAGTAATCCATTCAAATAGCATTTTACCTGTTTCTGAATGTAGCATTGTTTCTTTTAATGTTTTATTACTCATAAACCAACTCACCTCAAATCAAACTATGGACTATCTTCCACATTATATGTTGTTGTTTGGTTATTTTGAGTAATCCTAATATTTAACCCCGTAACACTAGCCAATTCAGCATTAAGTTTTATACTATTCTTTGCCCCATTTATGGTTATATCCGAATAATCATCTACTCCCATATCATTAACCATTAATGTCCCTATAATAGAGTTAACCATGTTATATGATATAACCCCATCTATATCCAGCTTGTCAAAATATTTGTTAATTAGCATTTTCATCTTACTTATAACCCCTTGGCTTTCAAAACTGCTATTAACAACTATATTGCCACCTATAACTATTTTCTTTATTCTAGGTGTATCAATGGTACATTCCTTTATTCCTGTAGGGGCTTTACCGCCTCTATTTACTTGCCCCGGTTTTAAATCAGGCCATATATATTCTTTTACCTTTGCTAACAATTCACTAGAAGCTGGCTTCCTATTTTTATCTAGTATATGTACCTTTACTGTTCCTGGGCCATTCCATGTTTCTCTACAATAAGCATATCCGACACCATCGACCTCTTTCGCCCATCGCTCATAGTCAACATCGGCACCACTTAACTGTTCCTCTTGTTCGGCAGCACGTACTCTACCCCTTAGGCTCTCGTCATCTTCTATATTAGTACCATTCTTAAATTCATCATTACTAACCCTAGTTATATCATTTATTTCCGATACTAACACCTTTACAGAAGATGGTTTGACATTGCCAACATTTCCAGCAGTTGTACACTCGGCCAACACTTTAACATGATCATTTTCTATCTCGCCCATTTCAAGGGTGATAAAGCTTATAGCATTTAGATTTTCAGAGCTTTCAGTGCTAACAATAGTTCCTTTCGGTATAATAGTCCCCTTTTTGCCATAGAAAATAATATACCCTGTACTCTTAGTTGCTTTTTTTCTCCATACGGCACGCATATCCCCCAACAATTCTAGGTATTCGCCATCTGATGTTTGAGTAAATGCACGCATTAATAGGAAATGTATCATCATTTCCCTTAACATAGCTATCTGCTCTGCTGACCCCCTTGTCGCATCGTATGCAAACTCGCCCGGTATCGTTGATATATCCTCGCTAAATGTTTTCAAAATCTCTGCATGAATATCTTCAACATCCTTTTTATACTCTTTTGGTATCGGTAATTCTTTTTTAGCCATTTAACCACCTACCTTTTAATCTTGGAGTCAATTTCAAACTTTTCACTATCCGTATCTGTCACCACACACGAATATATAAGCATTTCAAAACTGTTCTCCCACTCAAATCTAAAATCACTAACTTTTAATGTCTTAGGGTGTACCATTAAAGCTTCCCTTACCATTCTTTCAATCTCTATTTCTATAGCCCCTATACTCAACCCCGAATTAATTAAAGTGTCTAACTCGTTACCATAGTAATCAGGATAGGCGAATTTCTTGAATCTAGGAGTTAGCATAACTTTTTGACACCATTGACGATAAGCCTGTTTAGCATTACATTTGATTAGTGAACCATCAGGCCTTTTAACAAAATCACCTGTAGTAAAATCAAATAAATACGAACTTTTATCGGTTTCATCGTATTTGTCAATACTTTCAATTTCTAGTGCTTCTAATGGATCATTTAAAGGGAATAAATTATTTTCCATTTTCTTTTACCAACCTTCCCAAAACCACAAATTCACCATCCACAATGGCCATGACAACTAAATCACCATCTTTCAACTTATATAGTTGTTCAGGGGTAACAACCTTGTGACTATGTGGATGTTCTCCATCAACAGAGGTCATAGCCATATACTCACCAAATGCAAACGGATGAAATATATGGTAATCTTCAATAGGTTTGCCTTTAAATCTATTTGTAACTATCCCTTTAGGTGTCACCTCACCAAACATCAATTCAAGGCCATCTACAGCCTTGTTAGACTCTGTAATAGCTCTATCTTTCATTTGTCTAGCAATACCAATAAATCTACTCATCGAAAAACTTCCTCCGTATATAATCTAATTTACCAGCCTTTATAGTCATTGTTGGGCTAGATTTTATATTATGAACAATATCAATAACATAGTATTCATGGTCAAAAAACCTAACCTTATCACCTGCTCTAATAGTGTTAATATCTACAACACATTGAAAAGTCTTTAAATCTTCGCCACTATTAAACATGGTTTTTGCAGCCTTTTCAGCATCTTTCTTATTCTTTATCTTTTCATCTTGTTTGACTTTCTGCAAAGTCCCATATTTATCTGTATCTTTTTTGAATACACCCAATACAGGAGTTGCATGCTTATCATCCTTAGATTTTCCTAGCACCTTTACACTCGTTACAGCACCCTCTAGGCTGTTCGTATCATCTACTTCCTCGCAAATACCCTCTAATTGGTATACTATTTTGTTTTTGCCTAGCTCATACATATTTAGCTTATCTTCCATACGTAAGATATACATTTTTCCGCCTTTTTTTACTGTTTCTCTTAGGGCTTTACGCATCAAGTCTAATAAGTTCCCTTTTTCAACCTTTTTATCAAGCTTTACATTAGTATTAGGGATATTTCCTATAGGTATCCCCCAATCCTTTGCAATCTTTTTTATGCGTTCATCTGCTGTACCCGCCTTAAACATGTATTCATCCTCGGATGCTTCAATATATGCAGTACGTTCCTTTAAGTCAAAACTAACCTTATCTTTTTTATACGTTTTTCTCCTGGCCCATACAATACCATTGAATATTGTATTTTCCTTTTCTGTTTCATATATCTTATCTATTATCTGTACTGGCCTAGCTTTTGCGATTTGCAAATCATATATACCATCAGACTCTACTAAATCCATAGTTGCTTTATAAGCTATACCATCTATTGAATCCGTCAAAGATAGTGATATTAAAGCATTTTCTATATAGTATTTTCTATCATATATAATCTTCATTTAGTCACCTACTTTTTAGGTATTTTAATTACTGTACCAATAGGGATTCTATGAGGATTTTTAATAACATCTTTATTAAGTGCATAAATTTCAGTCCATCTAGAACCTTTACCTAGCGTTTTCTTGGCTATATTCCAAAGACGATCACCCTTTTTTATTTTGTGGGTAGTATACTCCGTCTTTGTATTAGGCCTATCCGTTTTGTTTAGGCCCTTATTAACCTTATTTTTACTAGTATCAATAGATTTAATTTTTAAATCTCTATGAGTCCTAAATTTTAAACTTAAAAACCTGCAATTTTCCATACCAGCCTTAATAGATGTATCAACATTAGCAATAAAAACTAAATTATTAAAAGGCATAGTTGTTATAATTAACCTAACAGCCTCTTTTTGAATTACATAATCCTTTAGTTCATCAATATACTCATATACCGGCTTTATATCCGTAACCCTATTAAAACCATCCTTATAGTCATCAGGTAAAATAACCTTAAATGTTATCTCTTCTATTTTTTCCCCATATTTATGGAAATCCATTTCGCCTAGCTGGTACATATCATATGTTTGGAAATTTTTTTGAGTCCTAACAATAATTTCATCAAGAGGATTTAAGGGAAAATGGAATATTCCCCCTTGCTTATCGTTGATTATATATACATCCATCTTGCCATCATCAGCTAGTTTAGGTTGGAAAATATTAGGTTTGCCAGGTTGTTTGTTTTCCATATACTTATGTAATTTTACTTCTACTTCCAAAACATCACCTCTTTGAATTTAACAAGGGCTATACAAAACTATATAGCCCCCCATTACATTTATTATGATAGATTGTCTAAAGCATCCTCTAATTCGGCCCTTACACATTCTACAGCCTCATTAATAATATCTTCTTTGTTATTAACCCCACCAGCATTTACATTAACATTTACATTAACGTTATTAGTGTTTCCACTATCATAACCTACTGGCCTAGGGTTATTATTATTCCCGAAGTTCTTATCAGCGATACCATTAGCAATACCATTATTAATATTACCATCACTTGACTGTTTAACACCAAGCATTTCGCCGGCTTGTTTAAATAATTCCAATCCTCTAGCACGTTTACCCGGTGATAGTGGGATTACCGCTTCTGGTCCTGCCTCGGCAACTAACCCAATATGAGGTTGTGTTAATATACCACCCTCGGCATGAGGAACTGCACCACCAAAACCACCAACAGTTGATACAGATAGTACAAAGTGAGCTGTTACAGTTGCAGAAACAACTGCCTTCATGGCATTCCATAAGGCAATTATCCTACTACACATAGCCGATACTTGACTTGTAGCACTAGCAGACAAGCTACTAAATGTTGATGAAGTTCTACTTGCTAACTGTGATACTGAATTACTAGCCCCATTATACATATTTGTATATGCTTGTTTTACTTGCTGTGCCATTTGGTTAGCTTGTGTAACCATTTGATTGTTTTGGGTCATGCTAGATTGCATTTGTGACTGTGCTTGTGACATGCCCTCGGTCATACCTTGACTGAATTGCTGTCCTGCTTGTTGTCCTGCTTGCTGTGCTTGCGTTCCTATTGTTTCAGCTTGTTGCGTAAACATATTCATAGCAGAGTTAGAACCCTCGCTACCACCCTGTGTCATAGCTTGATTCATGCCTTGGTTGAACTGTTGGCCTGCTTGTTGTCCTGCTTGCTGCGCTTGTTGTGACATTGAATTGCCTAATTGAGTAAATATACCTCTCATGGCCTCGGTTGCTTGTGCAGGATTCATATTGCCTATATTCTTCATTATCTGCTCTGTTTGTTGTTGTATGCCCATAGTATTAAAGTCTATACCTTTAAACATACCCTCCATAGCAGTTTTATTAGACTGTATTGCCGACTGTATTGCCGGACCCGCAGACCTAATGTTTTCTACCATTCTTTGAACTCCGCCTTGAATATCACCGGCCATCGCAATATCCTTAAAGCCATTAAAGATATTACTAAAGTCCGCCTTCATGTTTCTAGCAGAAGATCCTGAATATTTTTCAAGCTTAGACATAGCCGACTTAAAATCACTAGTCATATTGTCAGGTGAGAAGCCAGTAACTCTAGAAAGTTTTTCCATGTTACTTCCTATTTTTTTAGCCTTTTCAACTTCACCCATTGTACTATTGATTCCAGTTAATAACTGTTCCATATTCCTGCTTGTTCCTCTAAGCATATTAATTTGGTCATCAGACATGCCTTTCATAGAAAGTGATACAGCTTGCCCCATTTCTTTATACTTACCAGCAACAATATTCTTTTGTTGTCCTAAAGCTGTCGCAAATGTTTCTTTTATTGGTCTTAATTCTTGAGTAGACATATGCCTAATAGCTTTCATCGACTTTGATGTTTGCATAGTTAAATCGCTTGTACCATCAACCCATGAAGCTCTTATATCAGCAAACATATGCGAAGCGGCTGCATTTGCCCCCTTAATGTCTCCAGATGCTATTGCACCAAACATCTTAGTAGAACCAAGGAGAAAATCACCTATAGGTTTAAGGGTCATCTTGAACAAACCGCCCATAGCCTCTAATGCCCCAGTAACTCCTGACCCTAGGTCACCTAATGCACCCTGTAATTGGGCTACCATATCCACATTATCACTTATAGCAACTCCAAGGATTGTTAATGCAGACACTACAGCAAAAATACCTGCAGTACTAGCACTTATACCAAGTAGACCACCTTTTAAAGCACCAACAGCACCACCGGCACTTGATGAAGCACCAAATATACCTGTTAGAACTTCTTTTAATATACCAAAGTCCCTTACGGCATTATTAAGGAACATAATTCCTCTTAACCCTTCAATAGCACCATGAATACCTAATATAAGAGGTATAGCAGTTTTTAGGCCTCCTAAAATAAGATCCCAGTTATTGGCAAAGAAATCAATACCCTTGCTTAATGCCTTTTCTATATCAGGAATTTTATTAGTTAGCCATTGTACAAATTGTCTCATATGTGGCTCTAGTTTTATACCTAGTGAAATCATCATACCCTCAACAGCAGACTTTAATATAGTAAAATCGCCCTTTAGATTGTCTAATCTAGTTGCGGCCATCTTTTGGGCTGCACCCTGTGAATACTCAAGTTCTTTAGTTAATTTAGCCAGTTTATCCGGTCCTAAGTTTAATAAAGCCTGAATACTACCTCCAGCAATATCACCAAACATTTTATTAATTGCGGCTCCCTTTTGCTGTGGGTTTAACTTAGATAATGACTTATCTAGTTCCTGTATAACCTGTGGGAATGGTTTCATCTTACCAGTAGCATCAAAAGCACTAAAGCCATATTTATCCATAACTTTTTTAGCACCTGCAGTTGGTGCCATTAAGGATGTAAACATACCTCTTAGACCCATACCAGCCTTAGACCCCTTGATATTAACCTGTGATAGCATACCTATAGCGGCCGCAGTATCTTCTAAGCTAACATTTAGCATTTTAGCATATGGGGCCGCATATTCCATAGAGTTTCCTATTTCGTTTACTTCTGAGTTGGTAGCACTTGCAGTCTTGGCTAGTACATTGGCAACATGACCAGTTTTACTAGCCTCTAAATTAAAGGCTCTTAAAGTACCGGATGCAATAGATGTCGCTTCACCTAGCTGTAAACCGCCTGCACTAGCAAGGTTTAATAGTCCAGGCATAGCCTGATATATTTCTTTACTTGCAAAACCTGCCTGTCCTAGTTCTGTCATACCTTGTGCAACCTGTGAGGCCGACCACTCTGTAGATTTTCCTAGGTCTTTAGCTTGTTTGTCAAGCATCCTAAACTCTCTGGCAGTCATATCTGTAACGGCTTTTAATTTAGACATTTGCGAAGTGTAGTCGGTAAATGTTTTTATCATGGAAGTTAATCCAATACCACCCAACGCACTAGCCCCTATTGACGCTATACGTCCTACTCGCCTTATCGCACTACCTACAGCCCTATGCATTCTTCCATATACAGTACCACTTAACTTATCTCTAGCAGTTAACAAGGCCTCATACTTACCTGATGCGTATTCTCTCGCCTTGTGTTTTGTTTCTTGTATCTTTTGTATGGCCCTATTGTTATTTGCCTTTATAGTGGCTTTAACGTTACTAGCAGATTTTAAATTTTGAATACTTGATCTTGCCTTGGCTACTGTTTGAGTAACATTTTCTGTTGCGGTAATTTTTATAGGACTACCGCCTAACATACTAGCCTTACCCATCATTAAATCCATAGTACTATTTTTAAATATACTATTTTGTTTAAATCTCTTAGCCTGACCATCTAAAAGCTTTTGAGTACTTACAGAAGAATATTTCATCATTCTTTCAGTTTGCCTCATATTCTCCCGCATTCTTTTAGTTGCTATATTAGACCCTGTAGCCATGCTATAAAATGCCGAGTTACTTTTGCCGGCCATTTTATTTGACATAACATTCATACCTGACATAGCCTTATAAAAAGATGAATTAGTTTTATTAGCCATTTTACTAAATGACTTGTTTAATCCCGACATATCGACCCTAGGTCTAATAGTTTTTTTAGCCTTTTTCTCTAGCTTAGATAACTCTTTATCCATTTTTTTAAGTTCTGCTGTACCTTTATCTACTCCGTTAACATTAATATTAATATCAACATTGTAAAGCTCCCTACCTGCCATAGATAACCTCCTTTCTTTGGTATTTTCTTATAGTGTTATTTTTTATTTTTTAATTTTTCGTATTCTTTTCTTTCTTTTTCGTCTAACTCGCATTCAATTTGCGTAAAGTTTATTAATAATCGCTGTGTTAGTAAGTTCTTTTTAGCAAATTCATCGGGTGTAATATGGTGATGTTTATACATGTAAAACATAAGCCCTAAAACACCCTGACCCTCTTTTATGCGTTTTTTAATAAACCCTCATCAAATTCAACCCCATAGCCAGATAACTCTGATATTTCATCAATTATTGCCTGTATTTCTCCTGGTAGTAGAGTAGACCTTAAAAAGCCCATAGCAGACTTATAACCCTGTTCCTGTAAGAACTCCTTTGTTAACTTAGGCTTAACCAAACCTGCCCCAAGTATTAAAGCCCCGAATACGTCATTGTTAAACTCCTCTATCTGCTGGCCCCCTATTTTTTTCTTCTTGCTGGCTTCTTTCCTGAAATTACTCATTTCTCTATCAGTAACGCTCTGAATTGTAAACGGCACCCCTAACCTTGGTATAGGTATAACTTTCTGCACCCTAACACTAGCACCTGCCAATATATTCAATATATCCTCATCAGACATATTAACATCAATTCCTGATGTTTCCATGTCTGTTTCTTCCAAACCTAGCTTTTCTTCATTTTCTACATAATCTATCATAGTCATATCTCCTTTTAAAATTAATTACAAAAAGGGCATTAAAAAATGCCCTTTCCTTACTGCTGCTTTTGTGTTTACTATTCTTCTATCAAGGATAAAGCTTCTAACCCACTAAATGAGCCTTCCCATTCTTCCTTAATTAGATCTCCAGCCTTTGTACTATTACCTAATTTCTTTAGCTTACAGTTTTTAAGCCTAAGTTTTTCAGAACCATACTTTTCAGCATTTTGAATTGTTATGATTTCAAATGGCTTAAATCCTGTTCTTATTAATGCAGAGTCTGTCTTGTATATTGTGCATTTAAAAGTACCCTTTTTAATACTGTCCTTTTCATACTCCCATTCAGACCCTATTACAGAAAAACCTTTCTTGTCATTTTCAACAGACCATTCAAATTCTTCTGCGTACTTTTCTTCGTGTCCATCTATGATAAGCTTACAGTCATTTCCACTTAAAACCCTATCATCCTGGACGTACTCATCACCTATCCAGTCTAGTGAATAATTATCCATAGTTTACCTCCTATCTTAATGTCCCAGTACCATACAATCTCTTGATTTTATCCATTCTTATAGCATTCCAAGTAAAGAAGAATTCGTCACTTTCTGCCTTATCCTGTCTTTCATGGTCAATAGCTATTGAAAACTCTTTCAAAGCTTCGCTTGATACTAGGTACTCAAATCCTTTCTTAAATGCAGATATGATAATATCATGTCCCAACTCGTTAGAACTAACCTTTCCTATTAAAGGCTTACCTGCAGTTATTAACATGTCATTAATAGCGGATACAGTTCTGATTGTCCTATTAAAGCCGTATACAGCTTCATTTTTATTATCATTGCCATAATCCTTATATGTATTAACGTCATCAACTATAACAACGTCATCACCATCTACATCTAGAGTTATAACTCCTGCTCTGTAGGCTTCTTCCAACTCTGAATTAGTGAATAAAGTGGCAACACTATCAAATACAGTAACTCTATTACAACTAGACTCTTTTAGCTTATTTGATACCTCAAACCCACAAAGATATACAGCAGTTTCAAGTGGTGTATACTTCACATTGTCTATAATGCCAGAAGATGCTGTAATTGAGTATAGCTTGTGATTTACTTTTCTAGCCTTGTTACAAACCCCTATAATATCCTCATTAGACTTAGCCCCTGAGAAATACATTATTGTCTTTCCGTTTGAATAGTTTTCCTTTATCCATTCAAAAACAGTAGCATCCAATGAATCATCTTCTTTGCCATCCAAGGCAAAACCATCGATTTTTTCACGGTCAAATGCCTTTAATGAGGCAATGTAATCCTTGTTAGCCACTCCTGCACAACCATCATTACCACCAGTTAACTTTTTATTACTAACATCAGCTAGTATATCAGTTGATTCTGCTAGCTTTTCAGCCACTATATACTTGTTATCATGTGTCCCATTAATTACCTTAACCATTTCATCAACTGTACCCCTAATTCCGTATATTTTACAAAGTAGCTTAGTTCCCTCATAAATATACATTTCTACAGTCTTTTCAGGTGCTACAGACTTTTTAACAGTAACATTTAAATCCTTAGATGTTGGATATTTTGATGTTAGCTTTATTATGTCTGTTGCGGCCCCATTTACATTTTTTAGGTTTACAGTAGACTTAGCTGCACTATTATCAGCAACTCTATACATCTTGATATACTTCAAGTTTGTATTTAATAGTAGTTTTCCTAGTCTAAACGCTGTATATTTACTAGCTTCATCATCCCCAAACTTTTCTTTTAGGTCTAACATACTGTTTTTTACAGTAACAACTTCACCGACAGGACCCCAGTTAGATTTAACAGGAATACCTATAGTACCTACTAACCCCTCGCCATATGAGTTGGCCACCTTTAAAAATCTGTTATACACACCAGGCAAAATTCTATCACTAGGTGTATTCCATGTTCCTACTTTAGCCATTTACTACCTCCTATTTACTTAAAAATTTATTTACTAGGTTATCTAGTTCCTGTTTAGATAACTTTTCATCTTTCACATCATGCAAAGCCCCTACAACAACATATCTATCATATCCTAGAGTCTTTGCATTATCTATCAAGTCCTGCTTAAAGAATTTATCAACTGCGTTGTTTTCTTCTGCAGTTTCTTCAACATTTTCAAGCACTTCTTCTATTTCTTTCTTCTTAGCCATTGACTACCTCTTTCTAATTTTAAGGCCCTTATCATCATAGATTTTATCAATTACTATAGGTTTGGTATTAGATGTTATATAATACCTAAATGTCGCTGTTATCTGTCCTAATGTAAACATATCAGACTCCCTGTCCTCGCTAAGCCTAGCAAGTTCCAATTTCCATCTGTTAATAGTCCCATCTTTCAAGGTCTTATTAAATACTATTAATTTATCAAGGATTAGTTTGTCCTCGATACGTTCAATAATATTAATCATCCTATCAACATTAGTATCAACAACATGTATTTTCATCGTTTTATCTACTTGATTAAGGTTATTAACAATTGTTTTTCTTTCAACTTTATTTGTCCTAACTAAAATAGCCGGAATAGTTAAGTCTTGATTCCAGCCATCTTTATATACACTTATATTAATTCCACTATTATTTTTTAATATCTCTTCAAGATACATACATACAAGTGATACCTCATTATCTGCTGTAATATTATCAGCCTTATCTAAGGCTATAACGCTAAAAGATAGTGGCCTAGCAATAATATCCCAGTCAGGATCATTTACATCACTACTAGTTACACCTTTGTATATACAAGTGAAATGTTTTTTTGTTTCATCATCAAATAAAGGTTTAAAATTGATAGCCTCAATTATCTTTTTTTGCATGCTATCAAGTTCCTTAAATGACGTTCTATCATTATATATCCAAATGTTTATTTTACGTTCTGAACCTATTGCCCCCTGTACGGATTCGCTATCATTAACCTGTTGTATTACAGCATAAGGTTTTTCAGTATTCCTATTAGGTACGCTAGGTTCAAATACATCTACAAATTCTGGAATATAATCCTTTATTGCTTTTCTAATCGCACTTCTCATTATAGATTACTCCAATATTCTGCAAGCTTTCGCCCTATTTCCGGAGCCTCTGCCTGTACAGTACTTTTTATACCGTTGTATGGGCTAGTGCCTGGGTGATTAACCATTTTAACCGGATGGGCTGCTCCCGGCCAATATAAAGCCTGTCTTGAATTAGGAGTAATAACATGAGGACTAGACCCTTCTTCTAGTATTGCCCCATAATCTACTCCATGGGCCACATTAATATTGTAGTGCATTCCTCCACCGGTAACAGTTGAGTGAATCATCTGCCTAGCGTTGCCAGTTTGGTCTGACCAACTAGCATTGGCTCTAGAGTCATTTTGTAACTGTATACCGGCCGCATTAACTATTTGGCCAAACCCATGTTCTTTTCTTTTTAGTCTTTCAGCTAAATTTGCCAAAATACTCATGATTAATCAACCCTTTCAAGTCCACATTCATAACCTGCTACCTTATCCTCAATAAAAAAAGCATTTACAAAATCTATTTCAAACTTACCCTCATTGCATATAATCGTTGTTCTAAGATTAGAGTCACTTTTTATGTCAGCTTTTTCATCGGCTATTAATTCATAGTTTTTATTTTCAAAACTAGTAGCCTTTACATCCGATGTGATTTTAAGTTCGTTTGTTTTGACTGGCACTACAACCCCTGTAATAGTTCTTTCACTATTACTGTTTACATATGCACCATCTTTTAAAACCTTACCTTTTTCAATAACTTTAATTTTTTGAGGATTTAAGGCAATAGCCTTGTGAACAGCCCTATTTACTATCCTGTATCTAACCTGTGTCATTGCCCATCATACCTTGTCATCATATTTTTATACCTGCCTGAACTTTTAGAATTACTTTGTCTAAGTTCTTCCTCATATTCTTGCTTGTACATCTCTGCTAATTTCAACCAGTAGTCCTTACCACTAGACTTTAACTCTATAGGTCCAACCTTTACCATATCATCAGTATTGGCCTTCAATAAACAAGCTTTCCAGCAGGTTTTAGGAATAGAGCCACCATTATTTTTAAATAACATCTCAAGTTCTTTTTCATCAAAGAATGGATAGTCTTTTTCTCTAAGGTTTAACTCTAATAAGGTACGCATATCATCAGTAAATACTATGTCTGACATACTTTACCACTCCTTTTTTCTTAGGCCCTTTCTACAGCCCCTACTCTTAGCAAATATTCAGCCTCATCCTGCCCTAGTTCTACTGTTTCACCTACCAAAATATAATCATCACCTGATTTTATATTTGTTAAAGCTACTAGCTTAACTAGTTCTGTTTCGCTTTCACTTGCCGGATCAACTTCCTTTTCATTGTCAACGCTATCAACTTCATCATTAACATTGTTTAGATTTTCATCGACAACATCAGTCTTTTTAGCTCTTGGCATTATTAACCTACCTTTCTAATTAAATAGGGTATACCTATATGCGATATACCCTACACACTATAATTACTTTTTTTAGCCTGCTACAGTAGCAAAGAAGCACTCATCTATTCTATCAAACGATGGCATACCTATCATAGATACCTTAGTATCAACACCAACAGGGTCTTCTTTAACCATTGTTGTAATAGCTATAGCTGTGTGTACAATAGATGTATCTAGCTTACCTGAACCATACTTTGTGTCATATTCTTCTGGAGTAGTACCATAAACAGTATTACCTAGAGTACCGTTAGGTATTAATGTTACGATATTATCCTTGTAATACTTCTGTTCTGCTCCCTTTTCATCAAGGTATACACCTGATAGCAAGGCTACATCAATATCGCATTTAGCCTTTAATAGCTTCTTGTAGTCACTATCTGTCGCAATAATCTCACCAAATGCCCTAGCCTTTAACTCCTTATTTATAGCAACATTAGAAGTTACATAGCCCCATGTCTTTTCAGTTAGCAACATTCTTGTTGGCTTAGAGAAGCCCTTATCTGTAAACTTCTTCTGCCATCTTCTTATATCGCCTACTATATCCGCTGTAGCAGTTTCTGACCATCTAGCAGTTAGGGATAAAGTTTCCTTGTTATCTGCAGTTATACCATAGTCAACGATAACATCTCCATCATCAGATACAAGGTTTATCTGGCCTGTCTGAATTACCTGGGCCCTCATCCTCTTCATCTGAACAAGACCACCTTCAACTAAGGCTGTATAGTTGCCAAACACTTCGGACATTAGTATATTTACTATTTCTTCGTTGTTAGTTCCTAGTGCCTGTATAATCTGCCTTCTGTCATTTTCTTTTAGCCCTATAGCTTCCTTGAAGAAAGGCATTTCTTTCTTTTCAATAGCTATATCAGCCTTTAACGCTCTTAGCTTAGCCTGTACATCAAATGTTGACTGTCTTAATGCTACAGGTCTCTTCTTAGTTCCCTTAGCCTGTTCTAGTTCTATGCCTAGAATCTTCTTTACAGGGAATAATGCCTCGTCTATTGTTGGAACTGGTGGCAGTCCGTTAATATACAAAGCAATATTTTTTGAATTTAAAAAATCTTTTAATTCTGCCATTAATTATTACCTCCTGTTTTACAAAAACTGTATTTTTCCCTTAAGTGCTGTTATTACACCATCAGGAACTGCCTTACCGATGTACTCGGCTACTCTTGCCTTATCAACAAAGCCATCAATCATTACAGATGCTACAACTGTTTCGCCATTCTGAATACCTTCAAAATCTAAGTCATTGAAAAGTAATCCAAAAGGTGCAGCCTCATCAACCTTACCTTTGTCGCTTATTGGTGTTCCTGCAGGCAACACATTATCTTTTAGTGCCGATGCAACATCCGCCTTTTTAATTTTGATATTAGTCATTGTATCTCTGTCACCAGCGAACTTTCTAATATCTCTTTGAGCATTAACAATATTTTTCTTTGTCTGCTTCATTAACTATACCTCCTATTTTTATATTACTTAAAAAAGTTATCTAGCCCATCGCTAGATTCTTTTTCAGCCTTTTTTTCTGCAAGAAGAGCGTCTACAAATTTATTACCTGTAGCACTATTCCCATCCTTGCCAGTTCCAGGATTATTTAGCGTATCTATACGCTGTCCATTAATACTACCTGTTCCTCCTGGGTTACCTTCATCGTTGAATAAATACGCATCAGTTTCCTTTAGCCCCTTTAGCTGTTCATCAAGCCCTACTAGAGTATCATTTACTAGTTTTATTTTATCCTTGTCAATCATACCCATTATAGCCTTGCTATTCTTAGCCCCTGACTTCTCTATCGCTGCATTAAGTTCATAGTTGTACTTAATTTCTTCTTTTTCTCTCTCATATGTTTCCTTTGCTGTCTTGTTCTCCTGCTCTAGCGTTGTTATTTTTTCCTGTAGAGTTTCATGATCCTTTAGGTCTTTCTTTAAGTCTGCTAAATCGTCCTCATGCTTTTTGTTTACTTTTTTTAGATTCTTGTTGTCTTCTGCAACTTCATCATAAAGTTTTTTATCTACATATGCAGGTTCTTTCTTATTCTGCACTAATAAGGTATTATTAGTATCCTTATTTATCTTTTCGTATGCCTTTTTGCCATCTTCTTCCCCTAATATAGATATTAGGTACTGTAATAAATCCATATTTCCCTCCTACTTATTTACATTAAAAATAGACCTTTTAATGACTTGTCTAGGTCAATTATATTAATTTATAGTGCATAGCCCTTTTAAGACCATGCACCCACATATAGGGCCTCTTTTAAATAAAAAGTCAGCTATCTATATGCTAAATCTATTATCTATAGGAAACCCTAGCATAAGGATTGCTTTCCACACAATCAATTACCTGTTAAGGTGCTAGGGTATAGATATTTTAGTTTTGCGACGGAAACAAATTTCCTTCGCACATTTTTTTTACCACAATTCGTGGTAGATAGTGAAACGAAAAAAGCTAGTATTTTCAACGATTATGCAATTTGCGTCTCTTTCGTCCCGGTAGAAAATGGAACGCAAATAACGAAATTACCGCAACAACCAGTTGAAACAATGCAATTTCAATCGCAAATAAATTTATACAACGAATTTTAGCCTTTTTCCGTTACATAGATTTTTATACGTCGAATTTTAGCCAAAATCCGTTATATGGATTCTTTTTTTACTATTTCCAGGTTGTTGTCTACTAACACTGTGTAAAGTGCATCAGCTAACCTTTTTATCGTATGTTCTTCCTTTAATTCATTTATACTATACATATGTTCTATGCCATGTAAAACCTCATGTATTAGCGTACATTTAGATTGCTCATCAGAGTTATCAGCATTTAAGCGTATAACCCTATCATCATGGCTTATTTCACCATAGCAGTCATTTGTTGCAATCAATAACTTACCTTTATCCTTTGCACATATTTCTATATCATATTTTCGCCATCCTATTTTTATTTCTTTTAACATTTAAAACTCCTTGCATAAAATTTATAACACTAAAAAAGCACCCTAACTACTGTTAAAGTGCTTACATATTGTAAATAACTATATCTTGCCATATATTTTTTATAGGCTCGCCGTTTATATAATGGTTATTAACTAAATCTTCTGCATTAGTGTAATAATCTTCTATTTCTCCATCATCCCTAGATATAAGTAAATCCCCTTGTGGTGCTCCTATATAGTATCTAACTCCATACAAATCAAATTCTATATCAAACCCCATTTCAATGGATTCAATTAATTCTTGTAGGCTTACAAAATCATCATTTGCCATATTACCATCACTCCTTAATTAAATCTTTATTGGCTATTTTCTCAGCTTTTGTTAATTCCCTCCCAACACTTTGCCTAACATACTTTTCTTTGTTTTTTTGTGTTGGTTTCCAGCTATGTGCATGAGGCACAATCGGATGTTTCTTTGGATTACCATGATTTGTAAAATCTATATCTAACTTTACTTTCCCATTTTTACCAAAAAAACGTCTAGTAACAATTTTATTATCTATAATTTTTTCAACTACGCTATTTGGGGTGTTATGTATTGGAATTTTCTTTTCCTTAGTTTTATGTGTGTTTTCAAGGCATTTTTTTTGCCAAGATACATCTCGATAGACCCCTTGTAATTCTTTGTATGTGTTAAGTTTATTATACTTTAAATTTTGAAAACTCTCAAGGTTGTTAGGGACATTTTCTTTGCCTAATATATTAACATATCTTTCGTATTGTTCTTTATCTCGCATTATTTTAGAGATTTCATCAGGGTGTTTTTGGGATAAGTTAGTATAAAAATCATTTTTTACACTTCCACTTTTAACCTGTGTGTTATCTTTGTGTCCATACTTTTCTTGAAATACTATTTCATCAGCTTTCCACTTCTGATAGCTATTTTCCAACTCTTTATCTTCTCCACCATCTACCCAGTTATTAACTCTATTTATTATATCATCTAAACTAGGCTGCTCTTGTGTAGCATAACATAAACAATTAGGATGTGATATTGGGTACTCCTCTATAGGAAACACCCCTCGACCTAGGTTATAGCCGTCTTGATTGGCATATACATCGCATATATCTTCCCCCCAACGCTTAACCTGTCTTTCATAATGGCTACCTGATAAGTTCCACCACATACCCTTGCAAAATACATTTTCTTTAGCATTGTTTCTATCAGTTTCATTGGCTATATGCGTTAAAGATGTTCTTGCTAGCCTTTGAGCCTGATATGATATATTTCTATCCATACCACTAACTATGGTACTTGCCTTTGTCATTTGTGTAGGGTTTACATAGTTATCTAGCTTCTTTGCCAACTCCCTAGAATTGGCCCCTTTTGCTATGTTACTAGAAATTAGTGTCTTTATATCATTGCAGTTCTTTTTTGACTTTTCCCATATCCTATCACTTAAAGACTTCCCATCATCGTATAAGCCTCCTGCCAAGAAATTATTTACATACTTATAATTAAGATCTCGTAAATACCCATTGGCTATAGTAGATATATGAGGGGGATATATTAGTTCATTGAACAAAGTTTGTACTCCTGTAGTCACTTCTACAGTAGCGTATATTCCCGACTCAATAGCTTGTGTAAGCCTTTCATTTAATGTAGTAACCATATCATCTAAGTCAGCATATATATTTTCATAATAAGCCGTCTGTAGGTTTCTACGTTCATTTTCTTTTATCTTACTGGCTATACTCTTAGTTGCCTCTTTATAAGCCTTTAAAACTTCTATTTCGGTTATAAACCTAATACGTGATAGTTTCTTCCTAGATGCCTTTACAAGCTTTAAATATTCATCAGCCATATAAAAACACCTCTATTACTCTTCTAGGTTGGTATTTTGTTCTTTTGACAACTGCCTTGATATTGGGTCCATTGTTGACTCATTAATCATCTGATTATCTTCTATAACCTCTTTAAATAACTCTTCGTAATCTTCATCACTTCCATAATCTTTTATATAAGACCTATGAGATCTAACATCGGCTGCAACTTCTTCCATAGCCAACCTCTTCGAATCCTCTTCATCGTCAGGAATAGGGTAGTTCTTTTTCAAAATCATAGAAAACTCAAGATTTAAAAAGCTTTTATCAAAATCATCATAACAATTAAGCTGGTCGCATGATTGAATAATTAGATTTATTAGCTTAAATATTCCACTTTCCCAATCTTGCCACTTCTCCTCACACCTGGCAATTAAGTCATTGTATATAAATTTTAATGCCTTTGCTGATGGTATTTCTTTTAATGCATCTTTCCTTGGAATGGCCAGTTTATCGCCCATCGAATTTCTAAGGCTATCTAAAAACTCTTTTACAGGTTCTGCGTTTGTAAAGTTGCTTTCAACTATCTTAACTTGTGCCTGCCTTCCGTCATCTTTGGCTTGTGACTCTGTGCCAATGGCAATTATTGAACCAGGGGCAACTGTAATGTTATTAACATCTTCTGGGTCACCATCAATAATGGTAGTAGCACCAAACATATTAAATCTCAATGCATCTGCAAAATCGGATAATCGCCTATTATACTGGTCTTGTAGGCTCTTTAACTGCTGTATATCACTAACTCCATTCGGGTTAAATAAATCTCTTTCATTAAAGAATAATACCGCTGGTATTCTATCATATATAGTCCTTTGCGGTATTTGCTCGCCCCCTATAGGGTTTTGAGTATCGTTGCTATAGAAATGTTCTTTTAATAACATACAACACTTGTCAGAGCCATCTATATTACTTTCTAAGTAATAAGTATACCTAGCAAATATGTGTTCTTTTTGTTCTTGATCATACCCTATATATGTTACTAGTTTTAGGGTATCTAAATCACCCTGGCTATCAAGTGTATAATTAAAATCGCATACATCATGCGAATGTATTTTCACTGGTTCGCCCTCGTTAGCCTCTAACCTTACTAGTATTTTCCTCGTTATACTGGCTAGTTTAAAATTCTTTAACATATTAGGCCAAAACGAATTACTATCTAGGATACTATCAATAAATAGCCTAAACTGTTCTAGTTTTTCCTTTTCTCCTTTGCTATTACCTCCAATATTATTATCATTTAGTTTGAATAATAAATCAGGGGCTTTACCCAGAAAGAATCTAGCCTGTTTCTTTATCAGTTCCTGCGTTATATTATCTATAACTTGACTTGGTATATAATCTAGATTATCTTCAATAAACCAACTTTGACCTAGCATTCTTTTATTAGTCTTATCTGTATAGGCTTTTACCTGTTCACTAGTAAAGGCCCCATGATAAAACATATAATCCTCTTTTATGCTAGCCAATTCCTGTTTTTCCTCCGAGGTAAGTCCTAGGAGATTTAACTTAATTTCATCTTTATTTATTTCTTTTTTGATGTTTTTTACATCTGCCAATTAAAACACCCCCTCGGCCTTAGAATATTTCATAGCCATTTTAGACTTAGTTTGTTTCTGGTTAATGCTTAGCCCTCGGCCTATCTTCTGTAATTCGGCACTATACGTCGCTAACTTACCATTAAATATTATGGTATGTACAAAATATCTTATAGCATCCATACAATGGTCATATTCTTTAGTAGGCTTGTCTTCACCTCTAGACATAGCCTTTTCATCCCATATATAAGTTGAAAACTCTTTAAAGGTATTTATGCATGTATTGCTAAAGGCTATTAACTTATTAGATAGTGCTGTAGCAACATTTCTAATGCCATCCTCAACATTGTTTTTAGCTTTCCTGACCTTGTATTTACCTTTTTCTCTTATCAACTGGATAAAAGAAGCGGCCGACGGGTCAACTATTATTCTTTCAGGGATTACACCATCTAACCATCGCACTAAGTCTTTATAATATATGTTGTCGGACTTTTGTTTTTCTTTTTCACGTCCACTATAATAGTACTCCTTAATACAATGGTACATATTTTCTACTTTCCCCCATAATAAATAGACCATAGCATTTTGAGTACCATAGTCCACACTTACATAGTATTTATCATATCGGGTTAAAAGCTTGTTTAGGATGTGAGTACTTTTGCTAAACATATCATATATAACACCCTCGGCCTGTACCCATAGACCTTTAACATATCTTAATTTAAAGACACCTTGATATAAAGCTTCGTACCTTTTCTTTACCTTTTCACTAAGGGATAAATTATCATCCATAGTAAAGTGTAGCCTGTATATCATCTTTTCCTTAGCCTTATCTATAAAGTCAGTCTTTAGCCAATGGAAAGCCCCTCCAGGGTTACAGTTTAACCATATCTTAGACCCCTCAATAGAACATCTAGCAATCATCTGCTCTATAAAGTTTCTAGGGAATAGTGCAGCCTCGTCAGCTAATGCCCCTGCGGCCGTTAACCCCTGTAGTTTATCCTGTGATGCTTCATTATTAGCGTCATACATATAATATATATTAGTATCTATAACTAGATAATTTTCAGACCTATTGTATTCATATTTCCAACCCCAAGCATTTAATATTTCTTTCATAGGCTCTATTACGTTCTTCTTTAGTGAACCTATTGTCTTACCGGCTATTATAAAGTTCTCACCTTCAAACATAGTTTGACTATACTGTAGGAAACCACATATCATCGCTATTGTTTTACCGGATCTAACTGCCCCATCTGCTATTATCATGTCGCATATAGAAGCACTAGCCACCGGCCTCCACCAGTTCATTAATTGATTTTGTTTTTTTGAAAACGGCTTAAATATAAACTTTTTATTTTCTCTTTTTCTCCTAATCTTCGCCATCCTCATCATCCTCATCATTATAAACTACATCATAATCAAATGTGTTGTCATCTATTACTTGGCTATTTTCAACTTCCTTACCATATTCATCAGGGTTAAAATCATCAAATAGGCTATTATCAAAATTATTGCTAGTAGCTTGTAGGAAACTTTTGATATTTTCATCCTGCCCTACATTATCCTCTATGCCTAGTACCTTTATCCTTTCAAGTTCTAGTTTTTCTTTAGCAATATCCAATAGCTCTCTTTCATGCTTTATCTTCGCCATCTCACTTATAACCTTGGCCCGTTGCTTTTGTATTCTAGTTAATTCACTCTCATACTTATTAATCAACTCAAATGCATATACGGTCCTCGTGTTTATTTCCTTAGCCTCTTCCTTAAAGTCAAATGTATCAATTGTGCCTTTATGGAACGTTTCTGTGGCCTTTCTGTCGGCACCCACAACAATTAAATCCTTATCACTATTTCTAAGGGTATTTATAAGTCTCATATACTTAAATTCTCTAACTGTTAGGATGTCCTTTTCTCTCTCTAGTTCCATTAACTCGTCATATCGATTAGCGTCACTAATTAAATCTATTTCCTCTTCTGTCATGGTTGAGTACATGATTCGCTCATATGCACCATGTTTTACAGCTAATTTATTATTATCTAATGCCGGTACTCTCTTAGTTTTTGTTTTCTTGGGTGATGCCTTGTTCTTTGTTGCAACAGCTTTTTTGTTTGTTGCAACATTATTTTTGTTGCCTAATTTTTCATCTTTCCATTTTTCCCTCGAAATCCAAGAGCGTAACGTGCCATGTGAAATGTTAAGCTTTTCGGATATTTCCCTTGGTTTTACTCCTTGGATAAATAGCTTTTTAGCTTTTATTTTTTCATTTGCCACACCACCACCTCTTTTTATTTACATCGTTTTCTATAATCTCGGCACAAAAAAAGGAAGAACGCATTTAAATTCTCCCTTTAGTTGCTATATTCTTTTCTTCTAATAACCTTATTGATACCTTTTCTCGCTCCATCTATATCGCCTTTTAATACCTGCCCTTTTATGGTCTTTAATGTGTTTCTATTTATACAACCCCTGTTTCTTTTTAGTATGTATAATAATGCTTTTTGTTCTGCATTTAATTCCATAATTACCTCACATAAGCTATAAAAGATATTTTTCTAGGCTTCTGATTATACTTTTTAGCAAGTTCAACTGCTTTCTTGTTTGCATAATCTATAAAAGGCTGTATTTCTTTCTTTGCTTCTTCTCTGCTAATAAGGTTATTCCTATATTCTGCTCTCGCTTTTTCTGCTTTATTTTTTAATTCATTGTTCATTGTTATTTCCCCCTTGTTCTTGTGTTTCTCACATTCTAAACGATAAGTTTATAAATGTCGAGTTATTCGGGGAAAGTTTCTGAAAAAATTTCAGGGTCTTCGTATGTTTCAAGTTCAGGGAAATTTAATTTAATTTCTTTAGGGTTGCCTTTGTAGAAAACTAATACATTTTGATGTAGTCTTACTACTTTTCTGTTGCTCATCCCGCGTCTTGCCCTAAATGCACCAGTCCCTATTGAATTTAATAAAATCATATCATTATAGAAATAGCATCCTTCTTCGGCTAATGCCTGTTTAGTTATACCAGTTAAATCTCTATAAAAATCTTTATTATCTCTTACATCTGAAATTACAACAACTGCAAATCTATTATTTTTTAGTGTTCTTGCTGTTTTCCTTAGTATATCTCTGTATACCTCGTCAAACTCTTCAAAACTCATGTTAGATATATCATTTTCATTATCTGAATAGACTTCTAAATCGAAATATGGCGGACACGTAAACATTAAGTCCATGCTATTCTCTTTAACGTGGTTTAGTATATTTTGACTGTTATCACACAGCCAATTAATATTGCTAAGTCCTATTTCATTAGCGTTATTATAATTGGCATCTATTTGTTCCTGTCTTAGGTCTATACCTGTGAAATTAAAACCTAAGGAACTAGCAACAATACCTCTTACGCTACCCCCTGCAAATGGATCTATTATATTACAACCTTTAGCAGGTGTAAACCATGTATATCCTAACTCACATAATACAGGGTCAAATATACTAGTCCCATTTAAAGTACTTGTTTGAAATGTTAACCGACTCTCTCTTCCTAACTCACTTTTTATTCCTAAACCTTTCCATTTATTTTTTCTATCTATCCACCTTTTGTTTTTTGTATCTATATATGAGAATGGCGGAAATAAAAATGTGTCAAATAAGTTTGAATCAATAGGATTGTTTTGAACCTTTTCAAATATGTTTAAAGGCTGTACCCCCCCCTATTTCAACATTTTCAAACATTTCTTCAAAATCAAACAAGCTCATATCTACGTTATCGCCTATCTCTGCCAACTCTCTTGATAGGGCTTCAAAATCCCATCCAGCAAATTCGCTAGTCTTATTATCTACTAGCCTGTATGCCTTTATCTGTTCCTCTGATAAATCAGTTAAATAAATACAAGGTACTTCATCTAACCCTAATACCTTTGAGGCCTCGTACCTAGTATGTCCTGCAATAATAACATTGTTTTCATCTAGTAATATAGGATTAGTAAATCCAAACTCACTAATAGACTCTACAACTTTATCTATTGCATTATCGTTAATCCTTGGATTGTTTTCATATGGTGTAATTTCATCCATACTGACAATCTCAATTTGTCTATTCATAAATACCTCCTTATATTCCCTTAACTACATTACTTGTGTGTTGCGTTAAGAGTAAAATTAAAAACAGCCCTCAATAATTAAATTAAAGGCTGTTTTAAATCTTATTCTTATAATAGGGGAATAATGTAACATGATAGAAGAGGGCATTGGCAATAATATATCTGAATTAATCAAAAGGAGATTTTATGAATACTAAGAAAACTTACAAAATACCCTCTTCGCTCTATCAGCACACTATCATAATAACACAGTTTTTTTTCCCTGGTTTGCCAACTTTTATTTTTTTGAAACTTTTTTATATATAATTTAGTCCTTTTGCGACACTATGTATAAATATAGCCTTATACCTAGCAAATGTTCTTGCCCCTGCATAAGTAGGGTATGATTTATTATACTGGATGTTGTTCCATATTCCTGCCCTATATTCTTCCGGTATTAATTCTAGGGCCATATCTATAACCTTTACATCTTTTAGTAGGTCGCAACGCTTTATTACCATACTTGATACTTGATCCGATACTCCATTACCCCTAGGCATACCATCCGTATTTACCCCGCTTATTTCTACTAGACTATTAACCTCTTCTTTCATCCTGTCATAGTCCCTAATAGTCCATAGGGTTCTATTATAGGCACTTCTTGGCAATTTGTATTTATTCTTCTTAACTCTTTGATAATCTCTCACTTAGTCACCATCCTATACAAACATAACACATACATACTTTATCTATCTTCTATATTTGTCCCCTACCTCAAACTGCTTATACTCTTCCTTAGTGACGAATACAGTTGTCTGGCTACCAAATATATCTCTTAGTAGGAATGAATACTGTTCAGGGTATACTTCCGGCCTTTTACTTTGCATTACTTTACCATCTACTATCTCCTCATACTTTTCGTATTTAACTACACTAGGCGAATAATCTTTTTTAATTACTGTACCTATATATGTTTTTGCTATGTACTCAACCCTTATATATCCAACTAGACAGCCTAATCCAAAAGAACATATTAAGGCTAATACATATATCTTTAACTTATGTTTAAATAATAGTTCCATCCCTATCCCCTTTCTTTTTCTAGCTTTCTTAATAATTTAATATCTTTTATATCTTGTTCATTAAAAGGTAATTCTTCATCATCCCCTGCATATGTATTACAATATTTTAACGCTAATTCGCAGGCTGTTAGGATAGTTTTATGTACAAACTTCTTATCTTCTGTTATTTTTGTTGTATTAACGCTATCCCAGTCTGTACTCTCTACGATATCCATTAACCTGGCAATTTCCGGATCCTGATATGTACATATGCAATAGGTATGTGCGTCTTTTGAGTGATTATGCCCTTTTCTTTTTAAATAGTTTTCGGCTGCCTTTTGCGTTAAGAAACAAAATTCACGCTTCCAATCAACCTGCATATAGCAAATTCTAACATCTTCACCATATAAATATTGTTCTATAAACTCTAAGGCATCCTCATTTATATATATTGAATCATTTCCGTCATCAGTCATATATATTTCTGCACTTCTGTAATCATCATAATCAAATATTAATCTGCTTTCGTCCGCATTATATACGATATTTTCAACTTCTAAATCGTTGTGGTTATCAACATATTCCATTAATTCATTGTATATATCATCGGTATCTAACGCTCTGCATTCACATGGATCGTATAATACTGTATAGTTAAAACTATCCTCATTACCTTGTTTATCATCTCTGGTTTTTATAACCCATGTTCTAACATCGGCAGTACCGCAATTATCTTGAGTATTCCTCTCTTTTTGTAATGCCTTTAGAAAGTCTATATCATCCTTGCTTATTGCCCTTTTAACTTTTGTATCTTCGTGATACCTTAAATTCTCGTGAAAGTATGCCATTATTCCATCCCCTTTTTTATTTAATAGATATAAACACTACTTTATCTTTATATTTATATTCACTTAACTGCGACCATATCGCAGAAACTAGTCTTTCTGCAGATTCAACATCTTCATATTCACATAATATGTAGTAATCTAGCCCCTTTTTTGCTTTAACTGTTACTCCCTCAGAATAAATAGCGTCTGGGTTAAATAATATATTTTCTTTATGTCTAATAATCACATCCATATATCCCATCTCCTTTATATTTTTGTACTAATCAATTTATCTATCTACTACAAATAGTAACTTATATTAGTTCTGTATATGCCTTATAATTAAGGTATGACAAACATACATATACACAACTCAATTATCCACATATTGGCCGTTAAGTTTATCGCTTTATTGTGCTAAATATCAATAATTATTGTTTTTTTTAACATTCCCCATTGTTTTATTTAGTATGATTTTATATACTATACATGAAAAACAATAAAAAATGTATCTATTTAACACTTGACCGGACTACTGCGGAGTAATCCGGTCTATTTTTGTCTTAAACTTCAATAAATGTATATTCAGGATATTTATATTTAAATAGCTTTCTTTTAATAATATAGGTCGGCTCTTTGCGTGTTATGGGCGATTTTACATCCTCTACATATACTTGCCCTGCCTTACTATATACAAAGTCGGCAAGGTACTTTATAGACCGTTCTGTACGCCCTGTATTGTCCTTAAATGTTTCTTGTAGTACAAATGGTACTTGTAGTCTTAAATCGCTAATACAACCCGTACTAGCTAACCTAGACAACTCTATATATCTATTACATTCTTTCTTGCTATCAAACTTTATCCCATTATAGATTACTTTTGTATTTTTATACTTATTCTCTTTTTTCCTTTTAATTGGCATCTTGCCAGTTTTTTTTATCATTAGATTTTTATATTCTTCCTCCGACCATCTAATCATTAATTCCCCCTTTAAACCCTGTCTTTTTGACTAAAATTTATAGGCCTAGACACAATATCTCCTGTATTTATATCTCTTATACGAATAAGATTTCTATTTCTTGGAAAGGCTTCAATGTAGCCATGGTTAGTCCTAAAATATACATTAAAGTCATTTGTATATAAATATGATCCGGTTATCCATTTAGCACCCGCCTCATTGCTTTTAACTCGGTATTCTTTACCAACGGTTAATTCGCTAAAATCCTTTAACATAGCGTTTCTTTGATTTCTTTTTATTAGCCATTTTCTTCTTTCATTGTTAATACCAAACTCTTTTTGCAGTTCTTCTTTTTTATCCAGTTCTACCTTTTGTTTCCTCATGTTGCATCTTCTTACGATAACTGCTGACCTACTTCTAATATTTCCAAACTTATTTAAAAACTTCTTATATAATTCGTTTTGGTTATCATCTATATTGTTTCTAATTAGTTCGTCCTCTTCCTCGGTCCATACAAGGATATTAGTACTTCTATTGCCAATTCCCTCCTGTATGTTATATTCTTTTATTAATCTAACTCTTTTTCCTCTTATGGCTTCATAAGACCTTGTATTCCCTACCTCTTTTTTAAAAAGGGCAACAAGAGTATCTATATCGTGATGAAGATTATCTAATACAAAGTCCATTTCTTCTTTATCCCAACGCTTACCAGTCAATGATATCATCCCTCTTTCTTTTATATATTTTTTGTATTATTAAATGTTTTAAAGTAGTTTATCTAATAACATTGTCAGTAATAACTCACTCAAGTCGAACTTAGTGGATTTAATGAATTCTTCTGTTTTTTCGTGGTCTATCATTTCTTCTGATAGATGCCACCCATCAGCTATATTATAAATACATCTTCCAAATCTTCTTTTATCTATACTATCTATTTTAATAATATTATTTTTTAGCGCATTCATTGAACCAACGAACTTAACCCCTCCATATATTGTGTTAGGCTTTAAGTCATTCCTTAAAATAACCTCATCGCCAATATTATATCTAGGTTTAACCTCTTCAACTTTTACCTCATTTAAATTATCAACATCATCCTTAAATAGTTTTTTCGGCTTTTCTGTGCCTTTTTCACTCTCTCCTGCTATTCCGGTACTGCCATAACCATCATCACCCCTTACAGACGCTTCTAGCGTGTCAGACTCAATGAAATTAGCATGCTCTACCTTTGCTATTACCATCTGGGCTATCTTGTCCCCTATTTTTATCTTGTAATACTTGTCTGATACGTTTTGAATGATTGCAGCAACCTCACCCCTAAACCCGCTATCTATAGTAGCAGGACTATTAGGTATTCTTAATGGTGTCCTAAGGCTATTGCCGGATGTTGGTCTAATCTGTATATCATATCCAATAGGGCCGGCTATTTTAAACCCTACACCACATAATACAGTTTTGAATGGTGCTATTGAGTAGCCATCAGGATTCTTTATTTCCTCAAACTCACCCTTATTATTTAAAGCCTTTATATTGCTTATAAATAAGTCTGCCCCTGTATCTTCTGTTCCATGTGCGTATTTTGGTAATATTGCATTATCCCTAATCTTCTGTATCTTTATATCTAACATTTATTCGTCTCCTTTTCTGCAAATACATCCTTTTTCCATGTCATAATATATCTTTATTCCATACTTCCTATACAGCCTATTTTGTATATCTGTTATTCTATTTGAATCCTGTTCAGCACTCTTTAATAACTTTAATTGTTCAGTTAAAAACCTGTTTAACCTAGTCTTTCCCCATCCCATATCTGATAATGCTTGTAGTGATAGGGATGTTAAAGCTAGAAATACCATGTCGAATTGTTCTACTGATTTTTCTTTTACAATACGATTTATATCTTCATCCGATATTAAACGCATATGCAACTCTTTAGGCTGCTTACCATCTTTTACTTTCTTAACAAGCTTGCTGCGTTGTTTAGCATTTAGTGTTGGTTTAAAATTTAGTATTCTTTCCAGTATCTTGGCATTAGGTAGGTTTTTCCCTTGTTCCCATTGCCTCAACTGTGCAACCTTTACTTTTAACTGTTCTGCAAACTGGTCTTCAGATAGGGAGTAAAACTCCCTAATCTTCCGTATATTGGCCCCAGTTGCTTTCTTATCAAATAAATTCACGTCATTATTGCCCCCTTTATATACGTTAATCCTTTTTATTAGTTGTTTAGAAATTCATCCATAGTCATTTGCATGCTTAATTGTTTAGGTTTTTTCTTTTCATCGACTATTGCATTTGTATTTTCAACCATAACATTATAATATGATTCTTTTAATTCAATGCTCATTGCTCTTCTTCCCATATCTAGGGCTACGTGGTTAGTGCTTCCTATTCCACCAAATGGATCAAGAACTATATCATTAGGGTTCGTCCATAATTCTATACACCTAGCAATTAAATCTAACTGTAATGGGCATATATGTCTTTCGTCCTTATCATCTCTAGCATGTTGTTTATTTAGAGTGTTAGACTGTCTTATATCGGCCCATACTGGGTTAGCGTATCTTCGCCATACATTGTGAGAATAAACACCCTCTTCAGGGTTAGGTCCGTCTTCTCCGTAAAATGTTGTTAGCCCGTTTTCGTGTGTTATTTTTTCAGGATTTTCCCCTGGCTTCCTCATAGTAATTAAGTAGTCAGGTAGTCCATTCCTACACATTGAAGAATCCTTGCATAGTTGCTTGTGCATAAGCCCTAACGCTTTTGTCCTAGTAGCTTCTACTAATGGATCCTTCCAAACTACAACCCTGCTATGATATATAAAGCCTACTTCTGTAAATAACCTTATTAATTCACCTGGAAAGTCTTTTAACCCTATTACTCCATCTCTTGACTTCATCATTGGTATATCCATACAATGGAAACTTATTAATCTACCTGGCATTAACACCCTGTATAATTCTTTTACTAAATATTTGAAGTGGTTATAAAATTCTTCATCATCTTTACTGTTTCCCATATCCCTATCGCTATTAGAGTATGTATATAGGCTTGCAAATGGCGGACTAAATATACTATAGTGGATACTATCATTAGGTATTCCTTTTAGTACTTCTACGCTGTCACCATGATAGCAACTGTATAAGTCGCTTATATTCTGATTTAATATCTTGTGTTCCATTTCATTTCCTCCCAGTTTGGTAACTTCATTGTTACACTTGGCTCATATGCCGTCATTATTCTTGTTGTTCTCTCTAAATTCTTCTTAGTTACTTCCTTGGTTAATGCCAACATCTTCTTTTTCATGTTTTCGGCATCTAATTCTTTTCTCTCTACATTTTCCTTTACGGCCCCTTCTTTAGCTGAAATGATTATATAGACATTTACTTCTTTATCCTGTCCAAATCTCCAACATCTTCTAACAGCCTGATAATATGCTTCGTAACTATCAGATAACCCAACAAAAATAATATTATGGCATTGTTGCCAGTTCATTCCAAATCCTGCTATCTTAGGTTTAGTTACAAGGCACTTGATTTTTTCTTTTGAAAAATCTATCATTGTATCTATTTTATACTTAGGTTTATCCGACCCCTTAATTGCATATGATTCATCAATCATATTGTTTAATGTGTCTGATTCATCATTTAAATCACACCACACAAGCCACTGTTCATTTGATTGATTAACTAATTCACTTGCAGCCTTACACCTTAATTCTAAGGAGTCTTTCCTGGCTTTTCTTCTTTGTGTTAAAGTCTGTTTTTCGGTTACAACCTTATCCCCATCAACTATTATTTGATGTATGTTTAGTTTTGGCAAATCAAATCCTGATATCTCATATCCTAGATTCTTAGGATTGTCTAGCACTACTGCCCAGCTACTCATCCATTCCCAAAATACTGCTTCTGCATGGCCCTTTAATCTCCATTTGGAAGTTTCTCCACTATCATGGATAAAATACATTGATAGCATTTCTGTTCTTGTCATAACTCCTAAAAACTCGCTATGATTTCCTAATTCCATGTAATCATTAGGTGATGGTGTGGCTGTACAAGCTAGCTTATAAGGTGTACTCCTAAATGTGTTTATAATGCTGTCTCTTATCTTACCTGTGAACGATTTCAAGATACTTGATTCATCTAATACTATGCCTATAAATCTATTACCTATAAATCTATCTAGCTTTTCATAGTTAGTGATATTAATGCCATCTATTACATCTTCTTGAGATTCGCATATATTAACCTTATATCCAAACTCTTGGCCTTCTGCCTTAGTCTGCCCCGTAACTGCCAATGGTGCCAATATTAACACTGACCCACCTACTCTATTAATAACCTGTTGTGCGAACTCTAACTGCATTAGCGTTTTACCAAGTCCACAATCTGCAAATATTGCTGATCTTCCTTTTTTTAAAGACCATCTAACTATATCTTTTTGGTATTCGAACAAACTATTATTTAGTTGCTCTTTGTCTATATCAAATCCTGATTCCATTGATATGGATATTTTATTATCTATAAACTCTTTATAGCCCCCCATATTTAACCCCCTCTTAGAATGGTACATCGTCATCATCTACCGCACTAAACTCGGCCGGTGCTTCTTGTGGTGCTTGTTCGCCCTGTTCAGCCTTTGACTTACTTTCTAATGCCTGTATATTCCTGCCTGCTACCTTTGTGAATGTCCTTTTTTCGCCATCCGGTGTTTCATACCTATCAACCCTTATAGATCCTTGAACACCTACTAGCCTGCCTTTGGTGATGTAGTTAGCTACAAACTCTGCGGGTTTGCCCATTATCTCTACTGGTATGAAGTCTGTAGTAATGGACCCATCCTTATTCTTGTAATCTCTATCAATAGCCATGGTAAATGTAGCTACTGGTGTTCCTGACCCTGGAATATATCTTAATTCAGGATCCTTGGTTAATCTTCCAACTAAAACAACATTATTCATTTTTACCTCTCTTCTTCAAACGTTTCTATTACATTAATGATTTTTTCAACGATATTGTGAAATAGTTTATTACTGAAATTTTCGATATCGCAGACATCACACTCATTCAAATTATCGTAAACCGAACAACAATAACTATCTCCACCTAGTTCTTCGATAATATCATTAACTACATTTTCTATTGTTTCATTTGTACCGCTTTCAGGTGCTTCTATAAAGTCTTTTAATTTTTTAGATATTAATTGATATTTTTCAACTTTTAAGACTTTCAATATATCTTCTTCTGTGTATTTTCCCCATGAAACTATTATTTCTAAGAATTTTTCTAATTCACGTTCATTATGAATGTTTACACTGCCTATATAGTGCGTATAATCATCCTTGTTCAAATATACACTTGGAATATATTCATCTAAGCTATATAATTCACCTTTGCTATTTTTGTATAAGTATCTTCTCATGCCTTTTTAAACCCCAGTTAGTTAATGTCATAATCTTCCCACATACCTATTGGTTAGTCCCCGAATCTTTCATGCGGAATCTTTCACCCATGATGCACTGCCTGCCACAGCATATGCAGTCTACGGCATCATATATTTTTACATCTACAAATAATCCATTTTTTTCAAGCTTCTCAGCTACATAGTGATTTTTTAGTGATAAATCTAACTTTTCACCACAAAACTTACAATATCTTTTAATCTTAAACATTTATTCTACCCCCTTATTTTTATTCAAATAAAACCGATAAGAATATTAACATCCAAGTTAATCCCCATCCTATATAAATATAACTATCATTTCTCATGTTATTCCCCTTTATCAATACCTATATTTGCTATTCGGCCCCAATCTACTGTTTCTATAATTTCCATTAGCTTGGCAATTTCCGGATCCTGATAAGTGCATATGCAATAGGTATGTGCATCTACAGAGTGATTGTGTCCTTTTCTCTTTAGGTAGTTTTCGGCTGCCT